GTTATAAGGGCAAGGTGTGCCGGCGTTCATCATTGCTTTAAATACATTTTCATCTTGACACATTGTAGATACCGCAGCTACTTTCATTCCCATATCATAAAGAACCTTTGCATTCTTTAATCGTTTACAGTTTTCTTCAGTGTATGTACCACCAGCAGAAATACCTAGGATTTGTGTTTGCACAGAGGCAGATGCACCAATAGTACACAAGTCAGAATTGTTACCTGCACTAAATTGTGGGGCAATTGCTGATGGTGGTGGTTGCTTAACGGTTGTGGTCATCTGACCATTAGTAGTAATGTTAGAATCCGTGCCGGATAATGTACAAACATATCCCTCGGGGCATTCAACTGCATCTTGAGCGAAACTTGTCTGTGCAAAAAACACACAGACTACTAGTACTAAAATTCCAAATAACTTATCTATCATATTATACTCCATTTCCAGCTGTATTTATAATAATTAAAATTTTATATTGCTTCAACACAAATTGCTTGTTGGCCAGGATCAAAGTACCCAGGACGGTTGGTTAATTCTTTACCTAGAACTTCTCTAGCTTGAAAGCATTTTAACATAGTACTATGTCTACTATGTTCCTCTACATAAGGCTTGGCATCGTACATGTAGACAAATAACAAAATCCACATTATAGATCTTCTTTTTTCTTATCCCAAGGCTGGGCGCCTCCGTATGGCTCCCATTCTGCACCCGCGATAATCAAACAGGACATCATCGGACCATCTTGGTTTGGAAATGATAGCACGAACGCTAGAGTACCTGTGTCTTGGTTTAAAAAGATTTGTGCACCTGATGTAAGATTTTTACCGTCTTTAGAGGTAATAGTCCCTGTACCTTGAAGCAGTAAGGCATTCTTATATTGCTCCATTACCTTGAATACTTCAGGTGCTGGATGACAAGGCACATTTATTTGTATTATGTCAGCATGCGCCGGCGCGCATGCCGTGACGAATCCTAAGACTAATAATAGTTTTTTCATAGTAGTCCTTTCTCACAAAAAAGAGGGGCTAACCGTTGGCCCCTCGCGCACTTATTAAGTAGTGACCCTATGCATTTATTTATGCGTTTTAGAATGCGAACTTAGCGCCCACTTTAACGTCACCAAACTCAAAATCCGAGTCAGTGCTAACTTCACCATATGCGGTCAAGCCTGTAGTGCCGACGGCATACTCAGCTGAGAAGTCCAAACCTTTAAATACGTCATCACCATTAAGGTTCATCAGATCAAATGTGGATCCAACGGCTAAGTCTGTACCCATAAAGCCCAAACCTACTTCTGGGGTCGCTTCCAACGCCCAGATTTCTGTACCAGTGGTATAGTTCATATCGAATTCTGCACCTGCGGAAAGACCGTTACCTAGATCAATTGCTGATGCTTGTGTTGCAACCAAGAGAGTTGCTGCTGTTGCGATTACTGCGAGTTTCATTTTACTTTTTCCTAGATTGAGTTAAAACATTATAAATGGTGCCACTTTTCTGTTGCTAAGCAAGTGGCCAGCTCCCTGTGTTTATGCTGCTAGAGCAAAACCAGATGGTGCAAAATTATCGTTTGCATTTACGTTTTGTAAACTTGTCTACCTGTCGAATCCTATTTCAGCCCCATCAAAGAAAGACGAATTTTTCTTAATATCAACAAAATAAAAACTATAGCAGTTACTATCAAGTATTCATTAAACACTATCTTATCTTTTTCACCTAACCATTCGCCAAACATTATTACACTAAAAAGTGTAATAAAATAGCTATACATCGGCGCAAAGAAAAATGCCATTTTTTCCATTTGGTTCATCTTCCTTTGGTGGAGCTGTCGGGTACCGCCCCCGAGTCCAAATAAACTTTATAACGTCTACAGCTATATTTAACCATATATCATGGAGATTGTAAATGTCCAGAAACTATATTTCTGTTTTGTGACTTAATAATCACTATTCGTTATCGTGAATGTAGAGGCCAATAAGAGCATAATGTAATACCTTCATTAAGTCTTTGCGAGCATCGGCAGAAGTACCTTTCTTACCGTAGCGCTGGGCATACTTAAGAACATTGCCAATGCAGAATCCTGTACCATGACCGCCGTCAATAATAAACTCGGTAGCCTGGAATTTTTCTTTTGCATAGTGTTGGCCATACGTACTATCGATATATTTTTTAAATTCTTCTACTAGTTCCGCTTCATTAAATTTGTAATCAATATCCACGTTTTTTTCTTTTACCATAACCAAGTCTCCTCATTATTGTCATACGTTCTTTTCCTGTGTATGACGTCCATTCTTTAATCTCATCAATCGTTCGGCCGCAGCCAGTGCATGTCCTATCCTGCCCAATCTTACAGACCTGAATACACGGACTAACGTATAAATCCTCACTCATAAAATAAATGTGAACCTATTACTCTAATCAGTTTCATATTCTTTGCCCAATCAGGATTAACCCAATTAGCATGATAATGGTTTGCACCAAATGAGGGATCTTCTACATTGCCGATCATAACGTCCCGCGCTATAACCTGAGCCTTTTTCCAAGCGGCATCATCTTTAGGCTTATGATCCTTAATCATATGGGTCCAACTGAATTGCTTACTTTGATATACTACACCGCAAATAGTATCGGGCCAACGTTTATCTTTGGCACGGTTAACAGTAACTTGGGCTACTGCTATTTGACCCTCTGTAACTTCACCACGTGCTTCATGGTAAATGTTTAATGCCATGCATTTATGTTGTTCGTGATCTACGTCTGGTCGAAGCGCTAGCGCTGCCGCCACGATGCCTGCTGCTATTCCCATGGTAATTAACCCGCTCAATGTTGTATTTATTATTTTATATTTCATGGTTATTTAGCCTTATATACAAGATAATACTACATTATTATTACAGCGTTGTAAACCCCCTTTTTTCATTTTATCTGAAAAAGTTTAAAAGATATTGTTCTCAGGTTGCCAACCTAAGCGATGTAGGTATTTGACATTTGCCTTTGTATGTACCCTTTCGCCGACCGGATTCTCTCTACGAATCTCACCTGTCCAATTAAATCGTTTCATTGCCATATCTAGTACGTTAAACGATTCACCTGTACCAATGTCCAGCACTCTTTCAATAATATTAGGGAAGTTTATCATGATTTTCCAAATGGCATTACAAAGGTCGTCTACATGGATCCAGTCACGGTGATGGTTAGCATTAATATAGGTTACCTCACCACGCTCAAGCTTTTTATATAACATATCATCACGGCCCGGCCACACCGTATGGAATCGCATACCTTTTGAATTAGGATAGTCGTGTGCCATTACTTCACACATTTTCTTAGTAGCAGCATATGGATTACCGTACCACTCATACGCATTAGAAGACGAGGCGTACAAATGTCGGTGACAATTCTCTGCACCAAACTCTAAAGCTAGGCGAGTACCGTTTACATTATTATCATAATAAAATTCCGGTTCCTCGAAAGATCTGCGGACACCCGGAATAGCTGCTAAATGAATTAGACAATCCCATTTTTCACTCCGGTCTTGAGGGTCTACATAGGTATAAGAGTCCCAATTATTCCTATCCCGGATATCACCTTGAAAGGGTGTTACTGTGTAGCCTTTACCCTCTAGGAAACGGGAAAGGTGCGATCCAACGCACCCTTCATGTCCTGTTAGTAATATCTTCATTCGCTTTGATCCCGATCAGGCATTTTGGTTGGACGATTTAGAAAGTCGTGCTGTGGATCTTGACCGTCTATACCACCTTTCATATATGCACCAAAGAAAGAAGCATAGTTGATAAGGTCAACAATTGAATCTTCTAATGATTCGAAGTTTGGATTATAGCCAGGATCTAATTCCATAGACTCCATAACAGACTGTAGGCGAAGCATCTTGCCAGTCATAATGTCTAGGATGGTAGCACATCCACGGGGATAGTACATAGCCTGACGAACACGAGAGTTTGGATTCTGGTAATCATTACCTTTTTGATTTTGTATTTCAGCAGCACGCTGTAGTATCTTCAATGACTCTTTCATATTATTCTCCAATAGCTAATGGAACATCACCATGATTGCCAGAGTGGCTTGGGCCAATCCAACCATCCGGCTTAATTAGATCCGGTAATCCAAATGGGTTTGGACGACCTGGCTTTACTCCTACATTTTTAGCCATATTAGCAGAATAGATCTCGTTCCAAGCCACGCCTGCATCCACACCGAATACGTCTAGTGTACCAATAGCAAAGACGCATAGATCGATTAGACCATCTACGATCTCTTCAGGGTCTTTACTGTCAATAGCAGCACGTGTTTCATTGAGTTCCTCTTCGACCATATCAAGTCGAAAGCGGAGGTATGTTTGCATCAGCTCTTTATTACTACGGTTCTTTTGGAACCAATCATGTACACCAAATTTGTGGTGCATATCTTCAATATCATTTACCCAATTTTCTGACATGGATTACCTTTCTTAATTTCATATAACACATTATAATACAATTATCTAATATTGTAAACACTAAAGTAATGTTCCTTGGTACTGAGGATCAATTTTCTTAATCCCCAGTGCCCAATTTTCAGCTGCATCCTCTACATATCGTATAGACTTACCTTTGAATTCTTCCATGTGAAACCACTTAGCGGAATCCTTTTTATAGTATTTAAGGTAAAAGTATTCCTCTTTTAGATCAATGTGAAGCTCACAGTATTCTGATTGATCGTCTTTATAAAATGTAGATAGATGCTTTCCCATGTCTACTCCTCCTGGATAAATTCTAGCGATTTAGGATAAATTTGAGCAATGGCTTTTCCTACCTCGGTAGCTAATTCCATATGCTCCTTTTGTGTACCATTAGCAGAGCGTAATTCAATATAATGAATCCAACTACGAATAGTCCCATTAACATATAACCGAGAGACTGTATTGCCTTCTGGTAATACTGCTCGTGCTTGCTCTTTGGCAATACCATTATCTATTGCCCAGTTGTATGCGGCTTTAGCACAAGCAATAACATCACCCTGCATCTCTGACCATCGTTCCTGTAGGTCATCGTTGTCATTCTCGATAGAGTTCTGACGATTCTTTGGATCTTGTAAGCGAGCGTCTCGAATTACAAAATTATCATTAAGATCGCGGATGTCAGCATACCGCTGAGAAAACTCTTGGAATGAGAATGATCTATGGCGGAGGAGCTGTCGGGCAATGTCTCGGGTTGTTTCGATTTCGATACAGGCTGATGCCATTTCGAAGGGCGACCAGTGCTTGTGCTTGATGAGATAGTCGAGTAGCTTTGGCGTTGTTTTGGTGTTAGCCTGGTTTGCTGGATTGGAGACACGCGCTGCGAATGCGATAAGGTCTTGGATGTTATCCAATCCCTTGTAAGCCGGTTCGCCTGCGTGGATACGACCGCCGGGTTGGCTATAGGATATAAGCTTTGCATGCATGTACCTATGATACCTCTTTTGCTTTTTTATTTCGGTTTTGAGGAGAAACACTTACCCTGATAAACGGCTTATTAGTTTCTTCCTTATTAGGATTGGGAACTGTATAGACCACAGTTTTACCTTTCTTTAATGCTCGTTGTTTATTTAGCATCTTTTCTAGAGCGGTTACCCCGTATCCAGACGTCTTCATTGATGATCTAGCCATTATAATTTAAACTCCTTAAATCGTTCATTCATTTCTGTTTTATCAAATGTAGGTGTATCGTCTACCAAATCCGTGGATCCTTCCGAATCGTATAGTTTCATCTTAGACCTATCAACACCAACCAAGAACCTTTTATTTACATTGGGATCATTATATCTATTCTTTAATTGCTTAACCATAATCTGATTATCTGCTGATAACTCTTCATTTGATATAAGAGCAAACATTAAGTCCGCCGTTGCGGGTAGTCCAAAAGACTCAGACGTGTCTTCAAGCCCAACATCCGAGTTAGAATAACCTGAACGCGTCGTCTGCGTTGCAGAGATAATCGGAACGTTGAACTCGACTGCAAGTCCTCGGATCTCTTCGGCAATAGCTTTAATATACGAGTAAGAATTAATAGATCCTCCCATTCCTTTCATACGTGCTGATGCACAGATATTTAAGTAGTCAATAAAAATAATATTAGGTACAAAGTTTTTCTTAAGCTTCAGCTCGTTTAATAAGGCCCTGAAGTGGTTTGTATGGGCCTGACCTGTAGGATATTCCTTTACGATTAATTTACCATTTGTCTTAGCAGCAATTTGCGAAACTTTACTAACCAACATATCTTTAGATAAGGTTTCCAGTTGATCAATTGGTACATCCAAAAGGTTTGCATCGATACGTTCGGCTATGCGCTCTTCACTCATTTCCATTGTAATATACAAGACGTTCTTACCCGCGCTTAATGCTGCAGCACCAACGTGACACATGAAAAGAGATTTACCCACGCCCGTACCCGCGAGAGCAATATTAAGCGTTTTATTGGGTAGTCCACCTTTTGTAATCTTATTAAAGAAGTCTAGGTCAAATGGAATCCTTTCCTCTTGCTCATGATAGAAGTCATATCGTTCAGCTACATTCTCAATATAGTCGTGGCCAATGTTTGTATCAAAGGAAACTGCCAAAGCCTTAGTAAGAATGTCCGGTAAAGAGTTCTTAGTTAACGTATTATGTTTGCCATCGATGATACTTATACTCTCCATAATAGCATTGTATACGGCACGATCCTGACACCACTTTTCAGCAGTATCGAATAACCATTTATCATCGATAGCTTCATGTGAAAATATATTAGGAATAATCTCTACGGCATGCTGATACTGCTCATCATTAAATTTATCTGATTGGTCTACTTCGATCTTAAAGGATTCTTGTGTAGGAAGCTGATTATACTTAGCAACATACTTTGCAACCTCTTTAAACAATTGACGATATACACCCTCAAAGTATTCCGGTTTTATAAACGGTAAAACCTTACGCATAAACTTCTCATTGGTAAGAACATTGCGCAAGACTGTTTGTTCTATATTAGCGTTCATCGTTTTCCTTTATCGAATTTTCTATAATAGCTAATAGTATCTTACCTGCGGTAGATTGTAAATCCACATTATCATCAGAATCTCCAACAGGTGAATAATTTACAGAAAAGTCAAAGTTCAGGTGCTCGCCGTCTTCAGACACTTTTATTGCACCAAAATTTATAACAGTTTCGATAAACTCCCCGGTTAAAATTCGAATGTTCCAATGATCCTCTTTATCAGGGCCGGAGACTAATTCATAGTCCACATTCTCTTTCATCATTTACGCCTCTTCAACAATACTATCCATATCAATTGGGGCTTGATATCCAATGCTGTATTGTTTCTTCAAGAAATCTTTAAAATTTGTTTCAGTAAAGATTGGATCCCAGAAGAGTTTATCGTTAGTGACATCGTACCGTACTTTAGGTCCAACCTCTCCAGTCTCCTGATCAACCGAAGCATACCACCCATTGGAAGGCTTAGTAACATAACCCCCAGCAAGAGCACAATCGAGCAGGCCAGAGTACTTACGGACACCACCATCCCAAGAAACAGTAATAGGAATTTTAGACTTTTCTTTAACATAACGACTTTTCTCCACGTTAATTACGAAATGATAACCTTGGATCTCAGTACCCTTTTTGTCCTGTTGACGTCCAATGATCCAAATATTGTCAGCGGAATAATAA